ACGCATCGAATGGGCTTTTGGTACCTGGGCCGCATACCATTACTGGTTTTGAGCACCCCACGGACGGACACGAGATGCGTTCCGAACTGGATGCCTGCGGTCATGCCCGCAATTGCAGATTGGCTTCTGTATACGCGGCGCTATTTGGATGCCACATACCGCGTGGCGTTTGTCAGGGTGCTGGTGGTGCTGGAAACGCAAGGCTCCGCCACGCCCCATCGCTGGGGCTTCTCGAAGGCTTGGTTTTGATGGGGTTCTAGCTCGTTGCCTTGGTTCGGCCAGCGAGCGAGTCAAGCGAGACGCCGTAGTAGTCGGCGAGTCTCACCACGGTCTCTACGCCAGGGACCCTTGCGCCGTTCTCGTATTGCGAGAGCGCCGCTTGGTCGATTCCGGTGGCTTCCGCCACGTCCTGCTGCCTGACGTTCTTCCTCGCTCGCTGTACTCTGAGGTTTGTGGCGAGCGCGTCTGCGTATCCCATGGTTCTGGTTTCCTCCCCTCAAATCCTCACTAGCTTCTGAACACATGCCTTATGATACACACATCATTAGGCATTGCAAGGGTAAAATCAGAAATACGTGAGGAATTTTCGGGACGGAGCGAACAATGCTGATGCTGAGAGAGTTTCGCGAGGCAAGCGGCCTCAAGGTCGCGCAGGTGGCAGAGCGGGTTGGCGTGCCATACGAGACATACCGCAAGTGGGAGAAGGGCGACAGCAAGCCCAACTGGGAGCAGCTGTGCAGGGTCGCCGACGTGCTCCACTGCTCGCTTGACGATCTCACCGGAAGGCGAGAGACGCTTACCCAGGAGGAGCGGACCATGCTTGCGAGGTGGCGCACGCTGAGCGACCAGGGCAAGTCCACCGTGCTTGCCGTGATGGACTCGTTCCAAGAGGGCTCCGGTTCGTCTGAGGAGCGAACGGCATGACATATGGGACAGCGCTGAGAACCCTTCTTGCAAAGAGCGGTATGTCGATGGCTGAGCTTGCACGCAGGTCAGGGATATCCCGCCAGTATCTTTCGATGCTCGCAAAGGGCGATATTGAGGAGCCGTCCCTCACCAAGGCGTACGCGATCGCAGACGGCCTAGACGTGAGCGTCCAGGACTTCCTCGACCTCATGCATGGAGGGGAGTAGACCATGCCCCGCAAGTCACCGGAGGGAATCCGCGAGACCCGCCCCGGCGTCTGGGAGGTACGCGCGTCGAGCGGTCACCGCTCGGACGGCACACGCCGCACCGTCTCGCGCACCGTCCACGGCACGGAGGCCGACGCCGTGGCGATGCGCGCCCGCCTGCTCTACGAGCTGGACAGCTCCCGCGCGTTCGGCGACAACGCGACGCTCGTCGACCTCTGGCCGTCCTTCCTTGCCCGCTGCGACGCCAAGGGGCTCACCAACGCCACCATGGCCGACTACGAGAAGCAGTGGCGGCTGCGCATAGAGCCGGAGTTCGGCGACGCGACCGTATCGTCCATCCGCTACGGTCGCGTGCAGTCGTGGGTGTACACGCTCGCCCCCGGCGTCGCCCGCCACGCGGTGCGTGCGCTCAAGCGCCTGCTCAACCACGCCGTGGACATGGGGGCGCTGGACGCGAACCCATTAGTTGGCCGTCGCATGGACTACCCCATCGACCGCCGCCCGGTGGTGGCACGCTACCAGTGGGGCGCGACCGAGGTCATGGAGTGCATGCGCCGTCTGCGCGGGGAGCGCGTGGAGCCGCTGTGGCTCGCGCTCGTGGGCGGGGGCCTGCGCGTCGAGGAGGGGCTTGCGCTGGACTGGTCGGACGTGACCTTCCCAGAGGGCGCAGGGGGCAGTCTCGTCCGCGTCATGGTCACGAAGGCATGGACGGAGGCGGACGGGCTAAAGCCGCCCAAGAACGCATCCAGCGCCCGTGTGGTGCCCATCGGGGAGCCTTTTGCGGGGCGTCTCATGGAGCTGCGCGGCGATGGGCCCGTCTACCCGCTCTACCGTGGCGCTGCCGCGAGGAGGTGGGCGGCGTTGTTCCGGGAGGGTGGGGCGCTCCACGGGATGCCGCCCGCGCGTCTCAGGGACATGCGATCTGTCCACGAGACAATGATGCAGGAGGCCGGGGCGCTCGACACCGTGAACGCAAGGCTGCATGGCCGGACGAACGTACAGACAGGATACACCCACTACCTGCGCCCGTCGCGCGCGCTGGACGACGCCGCGCTGCTGCTGGGCGAGTCGCTAACGTGCGCGGATATGCACGGAGATGTGGGATGATGTGGGATGGCAGCGTTACGTGAATAGGCAAAAATTTAGCCCCGTACCAGAGTTCTCGCAGGTACGGGGCTTGTGAGTTTGGTGGGCCCAGTAGGATTCGAACCTACAACCCAGGGATTATGAGAGACGACATATAAATTCGTGCAGGCCGTCTACCAGCGGTTATACGGAGATATTGGTTCAAGCTCCTCTCACCTTTCCTCACATTCAGACACAATTCGTGAGGTGATGTGGGATAAAACGTCAAACCATATGCCACATATGAGAACGGCCCCACCGCCTATGGTTGATGGGGCCGTTCCGTCGCGTGCGTAGGTGTCCGAACGCCCGTGGGCTCGCTGAGTCTATGTCCGCGCACTCGGCTTCCGCGCCGTCCAGGGTTGCGATCCCTGTTTCCGAAACGACGCGGCGGTAGGGCACCATTTTATCAGCTTCCGCCCACGGGCGATTCGATGCCGCAAAAGACAGGCCCCACGGGCACGCGGCCACGCGGTGGTACAATGTGCGCAAGCGCTCCCCGCAGTCGCGGGGATGATCCGTAGTAAATGGGCGGGATTCGAGTGCTCCCCGCGCATGCGGGGGTGACCCATAGTAAGAGGATGGGGTTTGAGTGCTCCCCGCGAATGCGGGGGAATAAAAGGCCATCGCGGCCTTGCGGCGGCGCCTTCGCGAGGGGGTGCTGCCGATTCTTTTTTTTGATTACCCGCGCATGGGGTGACCCAGGGCACTGTAGCGCTGGTACCGCCGGCGGTCGATTGGTGTCCGCCTGCGGCATTTTGCTATAAACTCTATTTTTTTCTTTACTTACTAGTAACTCTATATATAATAGTAGTTGCAAGTTATGAACGGCGATAGGAGCAGAGATGGAGCCGATAATCCTTGACGCGGACAACACGCGCACGCTCTACCAGATCACCACGGTCTGCGACCTGACCATCTCGATTCTCGTTGATGCGGACGGAGAGGAGTACAGCACGACTGACTGGCAGGGCATACAGCCAATAAGTCTCGCCGAGGTCGAGGACTACGACTGGATAAACCTCAGCGACTGGCAGTACAGGTAATCAGCCTATTCCGGGAGAAGAATTAGACATGCGCAAGATCATCGACGGCAAGCTGTACGACACCGACAAGGCCCAGCAGGTGGGAGAGCCATGGAGCCCCGCGGGGTTCGGTCCGAGTGACTTCGACTGGTGCGAGGAGGCGCTCTACCGCAAGCGCACCGGCGAGTACTTCCTCCACGGCGAGGGAGGGGCGAGGACCAAGTACGCTGAGCCATACGGCCAGAGCGGGTGGACGGGCGGCGAGCGCATCATGCCGCTGTCCTACGACGAGGCCAGAGAGTGGGCGGAGAAGCACCTAGACGCGGACGGGTACGAGGAGGAGTTCGGCGCGCCGGACGAGGGCGAGACCGCCGTGCTGTCGCTCACCGTCCCCGCAGCCACCTACCGCGCCATCAAGTCGGAGGCCGCGCGGCGCGGCTGCTCCATGCGCGACCTGGTGGTGGAGTGGGCGGACAAACTCACGAGGGATTAGATTAGTCCGGCGTGTAATTAGATTAGTCCGCTCCGAGTTTAGATTACGTGCGTAATGGAAAACGCGCCTGTCTGCAAGAAAGTCGCAAGATGTGCGAGCTCCCATTATCGGCGTAATGAAAGAGCCCCGGATTTCTGGCTCCGAGGCAGGCCGGGTAAGGCCCCGCGGTTGACCATCCATGGAGAGGGCGCGGGGCTTACTGGTGCCATTCTAACGCAAAATGCCCCGCATTTCGGGCCGCGAGACGGGCCAGGCACACGCGCTCTGAGCGCGTGGCTCAGTCTCCACTCTAACGCAAAACGCGCCCCCGCCCGACGTGGGCGAGGGCGCAGTTGGTCACAGTAAGGTCACAGTAGGTTCGAGTAAATCGGCGCAAATCATGCCGATTCTCACGTTACTTTGCCGAAAAGGCCGTCGATTTAGCGCCAGAAGCCCTTGTTGAGGGAATGCTGGACGTTGTAGGCGGTCTTGGGGCCGAAGTAGCCGTCGACCACCATGTGGTAGCCGTAGGTGTCGTTGAGCCACCGCTGGACGTTCTGGACGTCAACCCTGCCGAGGATGCCGTCCAGGTGCGAGGAGCCCACCTTGCGCTGGATGGCGAGCGCGGTCGGCGACGGGTAGCCATCATAGTTGTAGATTGCCGACTCAAGTCGAGCGAGGTACTGCTTGTTCCCGCTGTACTGGTGGCTGATGTAGCCGTCTGCGTCGGAGCCGGACAGGCCGAGCTGGCGCGCCCACTCGGCCACGGTGAGCCTGCCGGCGTGGCCATCGAGCACGAGCCCGCCGTAGGACGCCTGGGAGCCGGAGCCGCCGGACGCCGCCGCGTCCGAGCCGTAGGACGGGCGCACGACGGCGTTGACCACGCCCCACGAGCGCGTGCGGCGGGCCACGGCGCCCGAGACGTTGCCCTCGATGGTCTGGACGTAGGAGCCGCAGTTGCGCTCCACGATGCCCACGTGGTCGCACACGCCGTCCCCGCCCCAGTCGAAGAGGATGACGTCCCCCGGCTGCGCCGACGCCTTGTCCACGATGGCTCCGGCGCTCTCGGCATCGCGCCTGACGTAGGGGCAGTAGGCGCTAGGGATGCCGGCGCACGTGGCCCCGGCATGCGCGAAGACCCAGCTCACGAACATCGCGCAGTACGGGACGCCGGTGCCGCCGTACCACGCCTCGCCGGTCTGCTGCGCGTACCAGCGCCCGTACTTCGTGCCGGCCTCCGGGTCGCTGTACCTGCTGTAGCCAATCTCCCCGCGTGCCACGGAGAGCACGCTGCTCGCGTCGTTACTCACCCTCGGTCACCTCCGCCACGTCGGGCTCGTCGTGCTGGTCCTGCGTCTGGACGAGCGCCTTCTGCTCGTCGGTCAGGTCGGTCGTCATCTCGTCTGCCATCGGTCCTCCTTCGTCTCTCCCGGCGCGGGCACCTCGCCCGCGCCGCGCACGTCCTCGGTTGTCGTCCTGTGCAGGCAGCGCGGGCACATCCAGGAGCGCTCGACGCACCCGAAGAACTCGCGCTCCATGCCCAGCTCCTCGCGCATCTCCGCGCCGCAGAGCGGGCAGCGCGGGGCGCTAGTGCTCGTCATCGGCACCGCCCGCGTTCGCCTTGTTCGAGCCTTCCAGCAGCTTGAAGACCGCCGAGCCAGCCAGCTCCGGGTCGAGCTTCGACAGGTTCTCCAGGCATGACATGACCTCGTTTACGCACAGCAGGACTATCACGCCGGTCGTGACGGGCGCGCCGTAGCCGAGGTCGATGCCACCGAGCATCATGCCGTCCACGACGTCCGCGACGGCCACGCAGCCCAGCTCGCCGGTCTTGTGCCACACCCCCTCGCGCATCTTGGAACTGCGCACCGCGCCGTCCTTGCAGGCGGCCGCGAAGCCGAGGAGCACGTCCATGGCGATGAGCACGAGCAGCGCCACGAAGGCCACCTGCGCCATGGAGTTGTCTCGGATGGGGCTCAGGAAAACGTCGATGTAGTGCGGGGCCATTGGCCCTCCAATCTCTCGTCTGCCACCGGAAAATCCCAGCGCGTGGCCCATGATGTTGTGCAGGTCACGCCCTGGGATTTTTGGAGGTAAAAAATGAAGTTCGAAGATGCCGTAACTGCATATATGTCCGACAAGCGCGGGAGGCTCCGGGCCTGCACGCTTGCTGGCTACGAGTCCGCCATCCACAGGCACCTCCTCCCGAGGTGGTCTGGCGTCGAGCTTGAGTCCATCGAGCCTGAGCAGGTGCAGGCGTGGGTGGACGGGTTCGAGCTGCCGGGCGCCGCGCTCAAGGCGTACAAGACGCTGCGGCAGGTCGTGAGGTGGTCGATAAGGCGCCTGGGCGTGCGCATGGCATACCCCACGGCCCAGGGCGTCGAGCTGCCCCACATGGCGCACAGGGTGCCAGAGGTCATGGACGCGGCGCAGACGCGCGAGATGCTGCGTGCGCTCTGGGTCACCGAGGTAGAGGCCGTGGCGATATGCGCCGCGACGCTCGGGCTCAGGCGCGGCGAGGCTTGCGGTCTCAAGTGGTCGGACATCGACCTGAGAACGGGCGAGGTGCGCATACGCCGGTCTCGCCAGGTGGTGCTAGGCGAGGAGGTCGTGGAGGCGCCAAAGACCGATAGGAGCGCGAGGTCGTGCTGGATCCCCCGCTTCGCCGTGCGCCGACTGCGCCAGATACGGCGTGGGGCCACGGGATGGCTGTGCCAGCTCAGGCCGGATGCGGTGGCTAGGCGCATGCGCTCCGCCTGCTCCCGCGCGGGCGTGGCGTGCGTGTCGATGACCAACCTGCGGCATACGTGGGCCACGCTCGCCGTCGAAGCCGGCGTGGGCATCGAGACCGTCGCGATGATGCTGGGGCACTCGGGCATCACGACGGCATACGAGCACTACATAGTCCCCCGCCGCCGCATCTGCCAGGATGCGCAGAAGGCCGTGGAACGGCTATTGCTGAGCGCCGCGTAGGATTCCGTATCCCGATACAACATTCTTAGCAGCGACATAACCCAGCTTAGGTTCTACTCAGGCGGGAGCAGCGGCAGTTCTTACGTAATCATCGGCTTTGTGCTGTCTGATGGTTACGAATACCGACTTGCTTGCGAGAAGTCCAGTTTTCACTTTGACCGCTATGATTCGTCCGGCAACGGCATCGTGATTTGGTCTAAGTAGAAAACGGCATTCCGTATCCCACTTCGCTGTTGGGGGGCGCGTGACCGGCGTCTCGTTCCTATGCGACAGCTCCGCCGATGACAAGGTGACCATGAAGGTCGATTTCACCGACGGCGACTGGTGGGCGATAGACTTCACAGCGGGGCGCATCTCCATCTATAGATACAGCGCGAACACATCTACCGGAGTCAACCTTAGTTAGAGCTAGGCGGCGATGTACGCAACCAGGCCGGTGTACTCGGTGCCGCCGGTGGCGCTCGACCAGTGCATGACCACACTCCCTTCGCTAATCACCTTTACGCGCACCTCTGACGAGGTGGAAGAGAGCATGTACGCGGGCAAGGTGGTACGAGGCGCTGGGGCGCCCGTGCACACCACTACGTCGTGGTTCTCCGCCTCACTGTAGGACGTTGCGAAGACAACGGCATTGAAGTGCAGCAGCACGAGCATGCCAAGCCGCTCGCAGTAGACGTTTCCTCTCTTCATGGCGCTGCCAAGCGTAAGATTATTGAGTGAGTACGCGGACGCCTGGGATACGGAATCCCGCACGGTCGCAAGGTCGCTCGCGGACGCCGCACCGAGTGCCGTGAGCGCCGCCGCGGCAGTGGTCGCCCCAGTGCCGCCATGGGCGATTGGCACGGTCGGGAGCCGGTCTGCCGAGAGCGTGCCGCTCGTCATGTCCGAGGCCGAGTGGGAGTGCTTGAGCGCCGCGAACTTCCCCGTGGCCCACGCGACGAGCTTCGTCCACAGGTAGCTCAGGCCCGTGCTGTTGAGGTAGCGGTCGGCGGTGACACTCGTGCCGCCCACGATGCTGTCCACGTCATTTGTCGTGGTCGGGGCCACGTGCTTGTCCTCGCCCATCAGCTCCCAGGCGCCGTTTATCCACATCCAGCTCTCGTAGAGGTTGTTGGACTCCGAGCTGAGGTTGGGCGTGAGGTACACGACGCCCGTGCTGCCCGACGTGGCGGTAGGCACGTTGTGCGAGCCGTTGGACTTGTAGCCGCCGTCCGCGACGATCTGGTACGTGAGTCCCTTCGCGGCGGCGTTGTTCTGCGCCTGGTCGGCGTTGTTCTTTGCCTGCGCCGTCTCGCGCTTCTCGTCGGCTTCCGCCCTAGCGCTCTCCGCGGCGACGCGCTTCGACTCGGCGTCAACGCGCGAGTTCTCCGCCGCGACGCGCTTGGACTCTGCGCTCTCCCTGGCGCTCTCCGCCGCGGCGCGCGAGTTCTCGGCTGCGACGCGCTTGCTCTCTGCGAGCTTGACGGCCTCGTTCGTGTCGGTCAGGAACTTTGATGCTGCCGTGGTGATTGACTCCGCCACCTCTGGCTCCGCGTTGGCGATGATGGTCGCCATGTCCTCGACCGTCGCTACGCGCTTGACCTGCCCCGGCGCGAAGCACACGTACGCGGCCTGCCCGTTGGCCGCGTCTTGGGCCCCAGACAGCACGATGGCCCACTCGCCCGCAACCATCCGGTCGGGGTCGAACTTCGAGTAGACCCCTCGCCGCATCTGTATCGCCATTGGTACCTCCCTACTACATGCTCGTGACGCCAACCGCGCCAGTCTCGAACACGGTCAGGTTCCACTTGTTTCCGCTGTTATCCGTCATGGGTATAGATGCGTTGACCACCCCGTTCTTTAGACTCGACCTCGCGTTCTTGTTGGTTATGAACGTCGAGCCGTCAGCAGCGGTTATCGTTGCTCTTGGCACCGCGCTTATGTAATCAACGAACATGTGCAGGTACTCGTCTGGCGTATTGGGGGCGCTTGTGGCGGCCTTGTTCGTCACCTTCGCGTACACCTTCATGGTGCTCGATGTGTCATCCGTTGACTGTGCCCACATGACTATCGACAACTTGGAGTTGTCGAGCACCGTCAGCGGGTTTGCCCTGACATACGTCTTCTGCATGATTACGTTCGAGGTGTATATCGGCACCCTTCCATCGTCAGTCACGCGGAACGTGAATGCCACACCGTTGGTGTTGTTGAAGTTGTATGGGCATACCATCGGACCAGTCGTGTATGACTTGTCGGTTGCGTAGTCGGACGAGGTGTGGTTAATGCTCGTTATGGTGAACCAGTCTTCCGTCGAATACGTGGAGTCAACCTGTATCGTCAGCGCCTCTCTTGCGTTCGAGACGAACTTCGCAGAAGCCGAGCCGGTAATCCGGTCAACGGACACGGAGACGTTGTTCTTGTCGTTCCCAACCTTCCAGAGGTTCTGAATCTTTACATCGTCCGCGTTGAGCGTGCCCGTGGTGATGTAGTCCGCGTTTATGCCCTCGGCATAGATGCGATTGAGCACCGCCTCGCCGTTGGCGGTAAGCCCGGTTGCGTAGGTAGCGCCGCCATCCGTCGACACGCCAACAGCGTCTGCGGTCATCTTCCACACGACCTTTGACGCCGCAAGCGTCGGCTTGTCATGCAGGAAGTACACGGTAGATCCGTCAGAGAGGGTGTTAGTGGTCTGGTAAAGGCCGCTCGTGTTGTCTAGCCTGTCCTCGATCTGCTTCTGGGCTATCTCCCTCGCGGTCTTCTCGCGCAGCGTGTCGTTCCTTGCCTCCACGATGGCCTTGGTCACCGCGCTCGCGGCGGCTGATGAGTTGCGTGCCGGGGTAGCCCCACCGCACTTGAGCGTCATTGTGCCGTTAACGGTGAGGGACACGCTCGTGACGTATGAGCGATAGACGCGCGAGAGCCTGTCCTCAATCACTATGGGGTCTCCCGGCTCTACGGACGGGTTCGGCATGGTCTCGAGCGTGAAGCGCCTGAACGACATACCACCGACGCGTGAATAGATCGCGTTTGCCACCGTTGACGCATGACCGTAAAGCACAAACGGGTTGCCGGTGACGGAAAGCACGTATCC